CGCGAAACGCAGTCATACTGGAATTGTTATCATCTGTTAACGACTGAAAATACGCGTTATAACTTGGGTCGGTTATTGTAAGTTGAAATAGATAAACAAATTGCGTATGTGACGTGTCTTGTGTTGCTGAAAACTCGGGAAAACCGGTGGTTCCAGGCACTTCAAATGTCCGCGTTATCACAGCCCCGACCGAACCCGTCGTTGTCGTTGAAAGTTGCGAATACGTAGCAAATTCTTGGAATGATATATCAAAAAGGAGTCTAGTATTATATCGCGGGTCATCCACATTTGTCAAGAACGTGGCAACATTTGTTGTATTATACTGTTCAACAGTGATAGCAGCAAATAATCGTGCGTAAGGGCGTGAATACCCACGTATTCGGATTGTGTAAGGTATATTCAAATTTGTAATGAGACCATTGACTGGTAAATAGGATATATCCGTTTGAAGTTGCGTAAGGTTCGCAGCATAATTGAAAGAAAACGACCACTCGGCGCGCTTAAAATCCGATAACGACCGCGTCATCTTCGGCATATGATATAATATTCCTCCAGGTGCGAGTGGTGCACTTGCGTTTACAGTTGAAACCGCGAATCCAACTCCAGACTCCGAGCTTCCCAATCCAAACCCCTGTGTCGTAAAATCACTCGTAAGTGGGAACCGATAAGGTGCAATCCGGATAGATTTAAGTAAAATACTGTATTCGCGAAATGAATCTACTGCATCAGCGGGGGAATATAATATACTAGACAGTTGAACATTCCCAGATACAATATCCGTAGGTTTCAAATATTTTAATTCTCTCTCTGCGTTAGAATCAAATGATATAACGAATGTATCTCTCAACGCTTTGTTGTTATTTTGTGGACGAGGCCCGAGACAATTTGTATTAGAGTCATAAGAACGGGTATTATTCAATAAAAAATTAATGCGTCGATCTCCAATATTCGCGCTTGATTCTTTCCATAACGATAATGTCAATGTAGTAGATGCAACCAAATTCGGATTAAGTTCAACGATAGGCCGGTCGTTATGATATTCCCACGTAATTTCTATTTCTCCGTAATAACCAAGGTCAAAATAGTTTTTATTTGTAAATAAAAGTGCGGTATTGATATTAAACTGAGAAGTAGAATTTATGTCTATGCCGGTTGGACTGCCATCAGATGCGAGAACCTGCGCAGAATAAGGGACCGGTAGTGCATAAGAATAATATGAAATATTTACTGGGGCAATACTAGTGATGACTGTAGAAATAGGTGGTGCAGGAATAATACTACTTCGTCGTTCTTCTGTATAAAAGAAGTAATTTTTAATCGTTGCCCCATTTTGAATAGGAATATTCCACGATAGGTCAATTTGGTTCTGGACGCCTACACGAACGATATTTGTGAGAATATCAAATTCGGTAATGATGCTTCCACTCGTATAATTTGTTGTAGGATTTTGTATCGCTTCAATACGTGCAAGTCCAACGCGTCTGATAGTCACAATAATGCCTGATACGGATACAACATCCGTAGTGAGACTACGAAATATGAATACACCTGGACTATTGGAAGTTGGGGCACTTAATGCAAACGAAATATCGGCAAATGATTTCGGTGCAATTGTGAAATTGGATAAGGTTGGCGTAGCAAGATTTACAGTGAAATTAGCCGTAATGGATGCTGACGAATATCCGGGTGTTGCCGTTTGGGTTGCAGTAATTACAGTTTGTCCAGCGCTAATGATGGTTACAGTTCGCCCAGATATGGTTGCTACTGCTGTATTACTACTTGTAAATGTAAATGTCGCCGCTATATTGGTATTTGTGGATGTAGGATTTGATAGTTGAAACGGTGCACTCCCATATACACGTGGAGTGACACTGAAATTAGTAAGTATAGGTGTGATAGTTGTCATCTATACATAATAAAAATATTGTAAAACGAAACCCCGAAACGCTTACATTGTGCTATCAACGGTCCTCACTTCGGAGATAACATTGGGTATAAAACGCGGACGAACAACTCGTGGTATCGTAAGATTCTCGTAAATATCCGTAAATTGCAAGTCTTCGTGTAATTCTACTCTATCTACCATATTTGTATATCCAACTGAATTTTCAGCATAAATCACCATTTCATAACTATTTGTGCTAGTATTCGTATTTGTTGGAATGTTATTATTGAGCCCAGTAATATATACTATAAATGATACGTTACTGGTTCCGTCATTAAACACCACACTGTTATTATAATCAATGGTCTGACGTGAGTATGCTGAATTGGACAATGCAACACGATAGTCCACAATAAAGCGTATAATACCTTGTGTGTTGAGAATATCTGTGCTTGTCCATTTGATAGTTATCATTCCGTCACTGTTCAAGTATTCTACATTTGTCAATCGCGTAGGAACTTTACCAATAATCGTAGGGTGAGGTAAATATGGACTATCTTCACCGATAACATTCATCAAACCAACCAACCTACGTCGCAGACTGTCTTGTGACACAGCTGCCACACGAAACACATATGCTTTATTATTTATAAGACCACGAATTGTATATGACAAATTGAGAGAATTTGTAAATATATTTGATACAGTTGTTGTAAGTGTATTCCATAATGTATCATTTACTAAAATTAAATTCATATCTTGAATGGTAGTTGAAACAGTATTTTGGTCTGAAAATACCCCAAGAATATTTTCGGGTGGAATACTCGGAACAGAAAAAATATCATAGAGGCGATATTCAATATAGTATTGAACAATAGGAGTTTCTTCGTCGGGTTCATTTGGTTCATTCCAATAAAGTGTGATTTGCCCGCTATCTACAGCAGATGAAACATTCCAAACAATATCGGACTGACGTGTAGTAATGGCAGTGACGCTTGTAAAAAGAGTGGAGTATCCGAACGCGTTTCGTGAAAATACCCGATAATAATACTCAATACCGTTGACACGAATATCAAATTGGTCTTCATAAAAGGGGGCTGCAACATTTTCAAATATGGCATTTGGTGTAGATGAAATCGTGAATATTCCGCCATCTCTTGATACGGTAAACCTCTCAATACGATAATCTAAAATTGGCAAACCGCCAGTTTCATCTAAGCTAGGAGGTTTCCCTGACAATGTCCAATTGAAATACAACCTGACAAGACGGTCATCTGTGGATGCGCGGAAGATAGGAGGCGGTGGCGGCAACTTCCCAGGAATACCCGACGTTATTGAGAGATTTGTATCGGTGATTTGTGTGTATTCGCTCGTATCACCATCGGCGTTTACAACACAATATCTCACATAATATCGGCGCCCATTTACAATGTTGCGACTAATATCAATGACATATTCAAAGTCTGGACTATTCGCGCCAGGTGTGGTTCGGTCGTATGCGCGGATATATTCTGGAAATTTCGCAGTATGTGGTGCATTAACGATTGTAAATGGATAATACCAGTAGTTCTTGTCATCCGTATATTGAATACGATAGGACCATCCAGCATATGCATTCGCACCGGTGCTTCCAGTTCCATCCGTTCCGCGGTATTGTTTCCAACGAAACCGAATGGATGAATCACTCGCTACAACTGCGACAGCTCCTGCGTTGGCCGGAATACTATAAGATGCGAAAGATGGTGATGTAAAACGTGTAACAGACCCGCCGCCGATAGTAGAATATAATGGAACAATAAACGAAATATCTGGAGGTGCCGAGCTGCCATAAATATTACGAGTAAATACATCAAAACGATATAAACCGGATACAAAACTAGATTCGCTTACGGGTGGTATTATTTCTTTACGTATATAATTGCCCTTCGCGCCGGTTGTTTTGATGGCGGTATTGCCGGATGAATCTATCATAATCTGTGTGCCTTGAACACTATCTACGATAACATATGATATATCGGTGCTGCCGCCGATGCCTCCATCACCGATGTTTCCGATATAAGTGTATTTTATTGTAAATACGAGAGGTTGTGAACCATTTTGAAGAATAGGTGGTGTAAATTCCAGACCAATTTTTTGAGGTTTGGATGAATCTATATCATTTCCTGGAAGAGTAGAATGATACGCGCGACGAACAATTTGAGACCCAGATGGAGGCGCGCCGGGTGTCACACTCACTGTATTTGAAGGAGGGCTTTCACCGAATCGGTTCTTTGCAACTACCCAAAAGTCATAATTATCACCATTGGAAAGATTGGTTATGGTTATGGTGGGGAAAAAAGATACAAATTCACCTAGAACTTGACGAGAAGGAGCACCCGCGATTTTATACCGAATAATATACGAATCTACGATGACATTTTCAGAATTGGGCGGAGGGGACCATTCTAGACGAGCCGAATGGTCTAAAGGAGTGACAATAACTTCGGAAATACGAGCTGGAGCACCTAATGTGGTATATAATGGTGTGCAGTCGCTTAAATAAATGATGGTGGATGACATTTCTCTTTCTGATACGCTACTCTACGCTACTCTACGCTACTCTACGCTACGCGATTTGAATATATACTTCTGGTATTCTTATAATAATAGACCGATTATAAGAATTATTTTGCTACAACCACATAGCACCGCGTCGTTTGGGGGCGCAACCCCACTTAATTAATCCTCCTTGTACTAATATCCGATGCAACAATATAGACTGAGTTGGCAGTAACAATAATATACTCCGTGTCTACTTTAAAAATCTTGGCGATAGGACTCGTGTATTCATCTTCACTCTTTACAAGAAGCTTTTCATTATTGGAACGAACTCCAATAAGGCAAGTTTTTTCCAAAGAACTGGTCCAATAATCCAAGACAATCGGCTTATCCTCTAAAATTGCCACCTTGGTGGCGTGCTGAAAGCAAGCATATGTTGGAATACGACTTATCTGTTGTTGAGATTGATGGTCACTTCCGGATGCTGTTGTAACCATTGTACTACCTCCATTTTGAGTGGATGACATAATAGTAAAAAAGTATCGTATATAGAATACTCAATTTTTAAATCTTTATATTCTTTACGAATATACGAATATACGAAATAAACGCCTAAATCATTTCATTCCTCTATATTTGATTCGTCACTATCAATATAGTATTGAATATTCGTCATTACTATTTTTTTTTTACGTGTATTTCGCCCACTGCCGCCGCCCCCCGATGATATCAAAGATTCTTCTTGTGATGGAATTAACCCCATTTGTATTACGGCGAACTCCTTCTCCAATATCAAGCAAATATACCGATAAATAACATTAAGAATATCTTCATTGCATTTCCCTACAATCAAAATGCTGCCAGTTCTGAATATCATAAAGGACACTTCATAATAGGGAATATCCATAGAGACTGGCTGTTGACCATTTTGTTCGTGATTGCTCTTGCCAGGAATATAGTAAAACTTGACTTGAATACCGGGATATGAACACGAGTCGTAATTACAATTCATTCTGTATTTATATTTGAGAAGATGAAACAGTTTGTCGCGGTCAATATAATATCCACAATTGAAGTTGGAGTTGATGAGTGCAGTTTCACAACGATTACGCAAGTAATCTAAATCTTCACCTAAGAATGGTCGCAATATTGTTACGAGCAATCGCAATACTTGAATGAGTGTCTTGTCTTCTTGAATACCAGGAATCTCCAACTTGCCTGTATTAAACACTTTGACGTGCATTTCCTTGTATAAAATATCATCTTCTGGCGCGCGTTCCTCTGGCGGTGCAATACCACCATTAATTCGGAGAATCACTGCAAAACAATTGAAGAATGCGCGTTTTTTCTTCTGATTTCCACCATTGAAGTCTTTATTACATAACCCAATACTTACCTTTCGTTGGTCCTTGTATGGAATACGGCCATTTGGATTGTCAATATGTTCTATGATATACTCTTCATAATATCGCGACTGTTGTTCTAGTTTTTGTTTGATGGATGCAACCACTGCTGGGTCAGTGGTCTGAAATTTGATTTGTTTTTTAATAACTCCTTCTTTCCTCTTATAATAATGCTGTACTGGAATTTTCCAAAATATATCATAAATATCAACAGGTCGCGACAAATATGCGATTTTGGTCTTGGTGGAAATGTAAATTGGCGTGAACCGAGAACGTATACTGTCGCCGCTACCGCTGCTGCCGCCTCTGTTACTGATGATTCCTTCATCACGGGCAATATTATTATCATCACTCGCCATAAAGTCATTATTTAGAATAGAGGCCGCTGCTGTCCGCGAAGACGAAGCATCAGCATCAGCATCAGCATCAGCATCAGCATCAGCATCAGCACCAAGAGCAAGACAAGTATCTGACTCTAACTCTGTCGCTGTATCTATAAACGAATATGTTCTTCGTTGTGTTTTTTTTGAAATACACGACTTTCTCGGTTTACCACTACTGGTGGTAGTATTGACAGTAGAATTAAATACATTTTTATGATGAACTGCTGGTGTACTGCTACCAGCGCAACCATTTATCATATCAAACGATATCGCGCCACCGACACCTCCACGGACACCAACACGGTCATGTTCGTCATTGTCATCGATATCGTCATCGTCATCGTCATCGTCGTCATTGTCATAGGTATCACAGTTTTGCTTCTTTGTTATACGAGACATAAATTTCATCCATTCTGCGTCTATTTCTGGCTCCATTGTAGTAGTATCGGTTTTATGCCATTGAATGAATTAGAAACAATTCATTTCAATTTATACAAACTGAAATACTTTATGTTTTCTTTATTTTGATGATTCGTTTTTTTGGATGCGGTGGCGGAAGAACTGGTGCCGCTGCCGGTGCCGTGATACCCCAATACCCGCGAAACTTCAATATAAAATAATGAATAATATACTCATTTCGCACCTGATTCAAATGAATAATATGTTCCATACTGTTCAATATGTCAGTGGAAACCATTTCAGAAGAACGATAACGAACAATATAATTGAAAAACTGTTTAATAATTGTGCGTGGGTCAATATAATACTTCGTGCCAATCTCTCGGAAATACGATGTAATCGTGCGAATATCGCAAGAAGGTTCGCGAAACAATTCCACCATTTTGTCCCAAACTGCGTTCGTAATGACGTGTAGTTCTTGTAGATTATCCTGATTGGTTTGAATATAATTAATCATACTGCGAATATCAGAATGAAATTGGCGCTGAATTGCTACTAAATTCGTATCGGATAATTTGAGATTTTCACTATCGCGAATTTTACGCAAGAAGTTTAGTATATCCGAATCGGGTAATTGATTAAAACGCATACGAACAAACTCAGTCTGAAGTGATTCATCAATTCGCGATACATAATTACATATCAGGCAGAATCTTACATTATTATCCGTATAACTTGTGAGAAGATAACGTAATGCAATTTGCGCGTTGGTTGTCATATAATCAACTTCATCTAAAATCACAAATTTTATTCCATTTCCAAACATTGATTTGGAACTAACAAAACTATTGATTTGATTCCGAATAATGTCAATTCCGCGCTCATCAGATGCATTTAAATGTATCATAAGTCCGCGGTTTTGCATATTTAGCTTAGACTGATAAGCATTGACGAGATTGATAATTGTTGTAGTTTTACCAGTTCCAGGGGGTCCATAGAACAATAAGTTTGGAAAGTATTTTGTTTTCAGTATATTGGATAAAATCGCACGATTCATTGGGTCAAGAACGATTTCATCAAAACACGATGGTCTGTATTTTTCAACCCAAGGCATAGCCTCATTTTTACAACTTGTTGTATTTATTTCCGCCATATACTACTATGTAAAGTAATAGAATGAAATATATTTATGTCAAAATGAATGAAATGAATGAAATGAATTTCTTACTTCAAAAGAATTGAAAGCGTTTTTTGCGTATATACGAATATAAACTTGTGTCGTAGTATAATAGAACCGCTAATTTGTAAGAATGCACGGTTATCTTGAACTGATTCTTGGTTCTATGTTTTCAGGAAAAACCTCCTACTTATTGGAGGTATACAAGAAATGCGTGTTCTGTAATATTCCAGTGGCAGTCATCAATTATAGCGCAGATAATCGGTATACATCTGAACCGATGCTTTCTACCCATGACAAACAGATGATCCCGTGTATTCTCGCAAATACAATTCACGATGCGATTCAAAATAATTTAGAAACAGTCACGTCTGCAGAAACAATCCTCATCAATGAAGGACAGTTCTTTCCAGATATAGAGGAAGAGGTGAAAAAGCTAGTAGAACATTTCAATAAACGCGTTTATATTTGTGGTTTGGACGGTGATTTCAACAGAAAACCAATCGGGAATTTGCTTCAACTTGTTCCGTTTTGTGATAATATCATCAAACTAAAGTCGCTGTGTAGTTTATGCCGCGACGGAACACCAGGCGTCTTCAGTTTTCGCATAACAAACGAGACGGACCAAGTGATTATCGGTTCAACAAACTATATTCCATTGTGTCGCGAATGTTACCAAAAAGAAATGCGTAAAAAATGCGCAGTAATATAATATCATAATAATCGCTTTAAGTGTAAATAATATCATTTGTCGCTGGCAAAAGGGTATAAACATAATAGTGTAGTATTCATATACGTAATAACGATTCACACGATACACGGTTGAAATGCCAACATTTTCTTTTTCTACGCCAACAGGAACGACGGACGCTTCAATAGATAAACAAACGAAGGAAACCGCTGCGCCTAGTAAAAAAAAAATAAACCGTAAAAAAACGCCCGAACCCACGACGGCACCCGAACCCGACAATCACGAACCCGCTGCGCCTACATTTCCAGATATGGTTATTTTGAAACAAACCGAACACAATTATATTGTGAAGCATAATCATTACCCGATTCTGAATTCTGCGCATAATATTGAACATTCGGATTCAATACAAGACCTTGTCTCTCCAAACCAAATCTATAAAGGCCAAATTAATAAAAAACGAGGCAGAAAACCGAAGGCCGGTTTTATACTGAATTCAAGCTCAAGTATATATGATAGTTCTGAAGTTCCAAATATTATTTTGCATTTGAAATGTCATTTATCCGATCTGAAAACAAATGAATCCATCACCAAATATGGTTATACACCATCCATTGAAGAGGTAGAATCGTATAATATAACGTCAAATTATCTTCAGTCTAGTGACATTTCTCAAACATTAAATAGTAAAGAAAACGATGATAATGACGACAATGAGGTAAATGAATATAATAACATTCACAATGACAATAACAATAACAATGAATATACTACGGATATAAGTTGTCAGGTAGATGACAAGAATGGTCTTTCATCCAACCGAAACACATTACTACCTAACATTGAGAATGTAAAGAATCAAACAACAAATGAACCGTTCTCAAATGGTAATGGTAATGTTAAAAAAATAGAACCAAATTCTTCTGCAATCCAAATCGTGAATCAAAAAAACCATAAAGAAATTATGAAAAAAATACAGCGATTGAAGTATTCATTTCATAATGGAGAGAATATTCCGACAAAAATAAACCACAAATCCGCGTGTTTTTGGGATACGTGTGAATTTGATGGACCAATTTATTATATACCGATTATGGTTGTAAATGGTGTTTTTCAAGTAAATGGTTGTTATTGTTCACCTGAATGCGCTGTTGCAGCTTTATTAAAAGAACCACTTGATACGTCGAGTAAATTTGAACGACTACATTTACTTCATTTATTGTATGGAACACCAGGTGGAAAAGGGTTCAAACCCGCGCCAAACCCGAACTATTTACTTGATAAGTATTATGGTAATTTAACAATTCAAGAATACCGTGCATTATTGAAAGGGTCACAGATGATTCACATCGTGAATAAACCATTGACGCACATTCTACCGGAACTATATGAAGATAACAATGACTTTTTGGTGAATAGTAAAGTAATTCCTACAAATAATAGTATGAAATTGAAAAAAAGATATAAGACGATGGTCATACAGGGCAGTGGAGGAGGATGCGACTAGAACGGGTCCGAGTATTATACATAGACATTTTATATGTATAATATATACTAGAAATGGCGACACAACAAATAAATAATACAAATAATACAAATAATGAAGAAGAACAAAATATTGTAATTTATGTCAAAAAAAACAAAAATGCAAGCTATAACACAAAGTATGGAATACAATTTCAATGTGTTGAATTGATACGCCGTTTTTTTTCTATCCATAAGAGTATCACGTTTCCCGATGTGGTAGACGCAACCGACTTATTCAAACGAATCAACCATTTTACACATATAAAAAACGGTTCATCTGTCAAAGTAGAAACGTATGCGTATCCATATTCGCACCCGGCATTATATTATTTGCGCCCGGGTAGTATATTATTCTGGAAATATAAAAAACCGGACTACAAATATGGACACGTTGCATTCATATGGAAAAATGAACCCGAAACAAATGAGACGTATGTTGTTCAACAAAATTTGAATCCACCTATCAAAATATACAAAACAGATGTATTATTCTCCAAAATGAACTCCCAAAGCAGTAAATTTGCAGGTGTAAAAATACTTCCGAAACAATATTTAACCGGGATTCAGAAGTTGAATTGCATTGTTCATCGGTTATAATTTAGATTCTTCTGCCTGTCTTTTTTTTCTCTCAAGAACATCATTGTATATTCTTTCCATTTCCCTACGCCGATAATATGCTTCTGCAGATTTATCCATAAAATTCCTGATTTCTGAAAACCGAAGCTGATTTGTGGAAATTGCACTACCACCACCACCACCGGCCACCGTAGTCGCACTATCATTGCTGCTGGCATTGTCACCGCGCATATATTCGCGAATCACACGTTTCAGGTCATAATTGGTTCGCTCTAATTCAGAAACAACACATTCGTGTGTCATATCAGTTTGAGCCATAATAATCTTAACCATTGTATCTAATACCGCAGGGGCAGGAACGGCAGGAACGGCAGGAACGGCAGATTCGGACATTCTCAATACAGTAATAAAACAATACAACTTTATATACATTTACAAGAATATAATTCCTTTTCGGATATTAGTATTTCAATACAGTGAAATTGAAATAAATACATTAGAATATAAAGAATACAACATTACATCTTATACTCAAAATGTCTGAAACATCATCAAACGCCGCCAACGCGTCATCTTCGTCCAAATTGACGATAGATATTCGCCCGATGATTGAGGATGTATCACAGGTTATGACAAAGCATATTACGAGTATATTGACAGGAGTGATTGGAGAATATAATGTATATAAAGAGACGCATGACACGATTATGGGATTACCGTGTGTTCGCAAACTACACGAGCGAATTACCGAATTAGAAAATGGAATGGCTTATTCTTCTTCTTCTTCTTCTTCTGGAACCGGCGGCAGCACCGCAGTTGCAAATACGCGTGAAGATGAAATATTACAATTACAAAATGCAATTACGGAATTGAATCGTTATATTCACGCCCTGGAATCAAAGGTGGATATGAATGCCGTTTCAAGAAACAATGCAACTGCAACAGCAACAGAAGAGGAAGAATCGGTGAAGCTTGAAATACACGAAGAAAATGTGGATAATGACCAGAATGAACATACGGATGTTGATGCATCATTTGTTTCTTCAAGCCACAAGAATATTATTGTAAACGATACTCTTTCAGTGACGACTTTACCGAAAGCGATTGATGAAGAATCAGTGGAAGCGGAAGAGGAGGAAGCGGACGAGGAGGAAGCCGAGGCTGAGGAAGCAGAAGCGGAAGAGGCGGAAGCCGAGGCTGAGGAAGCGGACGAGGAGGAAGCGGAGGCGGAAGAGGCGGAAGAGGCGGAAGCGGACGAGGAGGAAGCGGAGGAAGCGGAAGCGGAAGAGGCGGAGGCGGAAGAAGCGGACGAGGAGGAAGCGGAGGAAGCGGAAGAGGCGGAAGAGGCGGAAGCCGAGGAAGATGAAGCGGAAGCGGAAGCGGAAGCGGAAGCGGAAGCGGAAGAGGCGGATGAGGAAGCGGAAGCGACCGAGGAAGATGAAGCGGAAGCGGAAGAGGAGGAGGAAGCTGAAGCCGAAGAAGAGGAAGTGACCGAGGAAGCCGATGCCGAAGCGGAAATTGAAGTGTCAGAAATAAAAATCAAAGGAAAAACTTACTTTACAACCGACCCTGTAAACGGTATCATTTATGCGTGTGTAGATGATGATGTTGGCGACGAAGTCGGTGTATTCAAAAATGGGGTAGCAGTCTTCAACAAGACTAAGAAATAATTACGTTGTAATAAATTCTGGATGTAATATATAATATTTTTTATTACATTATAATGCTTGAAAAAATATGTTCTCCAGCACTTCTTTATTTAGCCTTTTCTATGGTCCAAATCACGATTGATTTATTTCAAGGCGAATATGAAACATCTCTATTAAAATTCATTATTATGTTCATATTCACTGCCATATTGAATGTATTATGTCTTAATGGGTATACAAAAGTAGTTTGGTTTATCGTAATTATTCCTATCATATTACTTACATACATAAGCAGTGTTTTGTTTTATATATTCGGAATCAATCCTGGAAAAAACAATGTCAACATTCAAAAACCGCAGGAGCAACCGCAGCATCAACCGCAGGAGCAACTACCTCTCTTGAAACTCAACGCGAACCCTCCCCCACCTATTCAACCACGAACATAATAATAATAACATAAAAAGATTTTGATGTATTTATACATAGAGAGAATACATCAAAAAAATGTATACATATGATGAATTTACATCTCCTGCAAATACCTCATATTTGAAATTTGCTTTTGCGCAATTTTCATTCTATGTTCTTTTCCCCTGGTTATATATTATATTTTTTAAAGAAGATATTGACCCCAGTATGACACTTACACTATGGGTTAGAGCCGGTATTTTTGATACATTTACGAAAATCAAAGAATGTTACACAAGTATTCTTTATGCGATACTGCGTTTATTCGGACAATATACATTTAGCACATATACAGTTGTCCGAAACGGACGCGAAATTTATACTGCCTCGTCCATGTGTTATTTGCGCCAGAGTGATATTAATTCTGTATACCGGATTGACCGAGCGAAATATAATGTGTGTAAATGGATTGACCAACAATGTAAACAATACCGTTTAGAGAATAATGATGAATCACCCGAATTAACCGAAACACATAATGATATCTATGACTTTATTGTACATAAGGTAGATAATGTTCCTTGTATTCGTATTCATCGTGGTGATTTTACAGGTAAGACACATACATTGTATACGAAACATTATCGTAAATTCATAAAATCATATCAAGTCGCTGATGCTGCAACACTCACGGTATGTCTTCCTGAAGCCTCAGATGTTGATTCACACGACACCCACCAGAGAGAAACAAGTAAATCAGAGACATTTACAATCTATCTGAAATCACCGCACTATTTTTTTATTGAAAAGAACGAGTTGCTTGACAAGAAGTTTCTTCAATGGAAATTATACAATGAATATGGGCGAAAAGATATAGCCGAATATATCGGAAGGCCATTTTCTAATTACAGTCTTGTATTATCGTATAGTGATATTATGAAGGAAGTTTTTAAAAATGACAAAGAACCCAATCCCCCGTTATATATATTAAATGATAGTCATTCTATTATCATCGGAAATCAGCATATAGTAAAGGTTGATTCAGTATTACGATGTCCGGTATTAGATTCAGGTGAACAACAAGTTTATGATATTGATGGTATTCTTTCAAGTTATTATGATTGTTCTGATAGCGAAAGCGAAAGCGAAAAGAAAAAAAGTAGCGACAGCGACAGCGACAGCGACCACGACAGCGACAGCGACAGCGACAGCGACAGCGACAGCGACCACGACAGCGACGCTGATGTAGAACATGTAAACGACAAGACAGTTCAAACAGAGAATACATACGTAGCAACAAATGAAATCAACGACCATGAGTTTGAAGTTATTGAATGTGATGCACAGTAAGCGAATAAAGAGTATAAAAAAAAATTGATAGTATAATATACGGTGTGTATTATCCCATCCACATCATTTACGGAAATTCTTCGTTCATCCGCTCATTTATACATACAAACAAACAATGACTACGAATATCACTGAATTGGCTGCGCAATTTCACAAGTTGTCGCACTGTTGGACTCTATGGGCACATCTCCCTCACGATACAAATTGGGCTGCGTCAAGTTATAAAAAAATATACGAATTTGATACTGCAGAACAAGCAATCGCTATATTTGAAGTCCTGCCACCCAAACTTGTTATGAACTGTATGTTGTTTCTGATGCGGTCCGGTATAGTGCCAATGTGGGAAGACGCTCAAAACCGAAATGGCGGTTGTTTCTCGTATAAGGTCGCGAATAAGGAGGTTCCTAGTGCGTGGAAACAATTGTCATATGTGACAGTTGGTGAAACAATTTCTACTAATATGAACGTAATTCCTATTGTAAATGGTATTACCATTTCACCGAAGAAGAATTTCTGTATTATTAAAATATGGATGGCGAATTGTAGTTTCCAAAATGCGGGTATCATCCGTGAATTAGAGGGAATTACATCACACGGGTGTTTGTTCAAGAAACATACACCGGAATACTAATGCTCACTCGCTACGTCGCTTAGTTCGTAAACTCACATCCGCGACTACGCTCGTTCGCGCTTCGCCGATCCATACATCGCGCAACAACCCGGCGGAATTATATGTCGTTTATTATTTTTCATTCATTCATTTGACCCACCCACGGTCGCGTATATAATTCGGCGCACGACAGTCCATTATATTCATTTCATTACAATCCGCGATATAGCACGTATTAATATAAGGTGGTTCGCGGATATTCTCCTGAAAAAAATAGATAACTTCCGGTTCGTCGTCGGGTAAATCAATACAGATATCTATAATGAACCCTTCGTCGTCGGCATCGGCATCGGCGTCCATAGAGACAATCAAGCACTGATTTTCTATCTTTAAGTGAAGTTTGTCTTTATTCGCCAGAATCCATTGATTGCGTGTATTTGGACTCACCGACAATGTATAGGTAACCCCGACCGGAAAATAATGGAGTTGAACAATGTGTTCATCACGAGACGAAAAATGTATCGGAATACGCACTTTACGCAAGGTATATTGCGTAAACGGTTCAAGTGATTCAGGGGCGTGCGCCTTTATATCCGCGCGAACATTGTATAATAAAAAGTGATACATATCATTGGTAGGCCCATTGTCTATATTTGTATACGGTTTATTGACAAGAAATGATAAAAGACAACCTAATAACAGCGGGCTTCGTGCACGTGTATGCTTCATAAATGCCTGAAATACGCTGGGACTACCGAGGCTCAAACAAGAATAAAATGTGGGCGAATGCGAAGGCGAAGGCGGAACAGACCCAGTCATCTGATCCAATGACCGAAATGGCACCAAATCAATATCCGCATAGACGCCACCGTGGATATATAGTTTACATAACCTCCACAAATCGGCTTTATACATTCCGCGCCATATATACTTGAATAACTCCGCAATTTTCGGGTTGAATTCCTTCACTAAAAACGCAATGCAATCCGCGTCTACACTGAAGTCAATATTGGCAGACGGGTTCAATGCCAACCAGGACCGGATAACCGATTCAGGCGGAAGAGAATGATAGGTCATATAGATTGTGGAGTTCATTGTTATTATACATAATAGTATCAATAAGTGTTTATATATTTTGATCCCGCTCCCCCTCTCCCGCTCCCCCTCTCCCGCTCCCCCTCTCCGTCGCTGCGCCCGCTGCGCGGCTCCGCTCCTCCGTTCCTCCGCTGCTTCGCCGCTCGTTTTGGGGGTTAGAGTGTTGGTGTAAGTGTTTACAAATAATAATGCTAGTTTGACAGCCTTATTATTCTTATTTTTATTATTTTTATGATGCATATTAGAGCGGCGAAGCAGCGGAGGAACGGAGGAGCGGAGCCGCGCAGCGGGCGCAGCGACGGAGAGGGGGAGCGGGAGAGGGGGAGCGGGAGCGGCGAAGCAGCGGAGGAACGGAGGAGCGGAGCCGCGCAGCGGGCGCAGCGACGGAGAGGGGGAGCGGGGGAGCGGGAGCGGGTTCTAAGCACTTGGAAGTGGCGATAAACACAACTTAATCGTTCCAAGTGATGCAACATAATACTTCACAACAAGCGGCATATCATTATCCAGATACATCTCAATCTGATTACACAAGTTTGTGCACTTGATGAAATAACCGAGATTCTTCAATGAAAACTCCCCTTGTATAATCTTCCCTGAATCCTTCTTATGAAGAAACTCCATACTTCCGTCGGATTCTACTCGCCGCACCTCCGCCGTCGCAAATTGCCCCGAGCACCTGAATATCAGTTCATTTCCCACCGATTTAATCTCCAGTTTTTCCGAAATACACGAGAGGTCGCGGATAATCTTCTGGAAGTCACACGATGGGAGGTTAATCACGCTAGAAAATGCAACCTGTGGCTCCACTAAGTCCTCGGGGTCAGGCTCAATAAGCCGGAGTTTCTGCGTCTTACACTGCTTGATATCGCCATTCTCAAACTTCAAACCAAGATACGAAACCACGCCATCATTATAGTCCTTCTTCTCGATATAAATCGTGAGTGTATCGTCATTGTCAATAGAATTAATGAGCTTAAACAAGTGGAACATATTTACACCGATGATGATTTTATCAAGCGCACATTCATAGAGTTCAAAATTCACGGCTTCTAGGAACATATGCGCCAACATCGTGTGTGATTTATCCATATTGATGATGCGAATCCCGTCTTTCTGAAACGTAATATTTGTCTCAATAAGGATTTCCTTTAGAGCGCACATTAGTGTTCGGACAGGTGCGATTTGCACGGTTTTAATCACGAGAACATTGTCGGAACCTGTGCCGCCATTGCCGCCGTAGGAGTCTGACGAAATAGTTGTGGCTGCTGGGCCTCCCCCTCCCCCACCCCCAACGGATGTGTGTGCGTTTGAATTGGAAAAATTCATATCTTTATACATAACATTTCAAAAATCTTTATATCTATTTATGCCTAATATATAATAAAATAGATAGGCAAATGACAAGACACACTCGTAAAAAAAGACTACGACGCCCTACGTATACGCGACGAAGACCGCGCGAAAGGAAATCCGCCACCGATGACGGATGGATTCGCGTGGCGATTCGCGGCTCCCCCTACGAACGCGGTGTTTCCCACGGAAAGCAACTTCTTGCAGCAGACCCCGCAATATTCACGCGGATGTTCTCCACCTATGATTTCCTCTTCCGGCAAGGATACGGCCGCGATATTGAGTTTTTTTACGGTCTCTGCGACGACTTTTATAAGGGCATTATTAAAAAGCGGTTCCCGAAGATATTCCGAGAGATGGAGGGGATTGCTGCGGGGGCTGGTCTTGATGTGCGCCAGGTCATCCTCATCAATGTCTATATGTCACTCCCCTACTTCTACGCACATATGTTGCGGTATATTGACACCCCGAAATACCGGAAGAAATACGCGGACGTGATCCGCGACGAACACGCTATCGCCGCCAACCCCGCCGCCCTCTCCGCTCGCACCGCGCGCTTGGATGAATTCAAGGACCGGTGTTCACTCATTATGGCCGTCGGGAAGGGGTGGACGAAAGACGGCGGGATTGTATGCGGGCACTCCTCCTTTAGCAATTTCTTGGACGCCCAGTTTTGTAATGTCCTCCTTACAATTGAGCCAGAGGCGGGAGATGGTTTCACAATGACGATGCAGAGCGCGCCTGGTGGTGTATGGAGTATGACAGACTTCTTCGTCACGAGCGCGGGCATTATTGGCACCGAGACGACCATCCGCGGATTCAATGCCTTCGCTTTACGCGACCCGATTTGCTGCCGTATTCGCGAATGTATGCAATACGCAAAGACTTTAGAAGAATACGCCGAGAGATTACAGAAACGGAACTCGGGGGATTATGCGTGTTCGTGGATGTTCGGGGACACGCGCGCGGGTGGTGGAGGCGGCGGGCCACGCATTATGCGGGTTGAACTCGGCTTGAATTACGTAAATATAGAAACGACGCGCGACGGGTTCTTCGCGGGGTTCAATTCAACCTATGACGAGAGAATTCGGAATATAGAATGCTCGGGTGCGTTGTCATCCAAGGCGGCGACGGACGCGACGGGCGCGGGGATGATTGACGAGGCTGGAGACGGCGACAGTGGGTTCCGTGACATCACGTCCAGTATCTGGAACCGCCGGGTGCAATTGGAGAAACTGGCGGAGAAGTATCGCGGGAGGTTGGATACGTCCATTGTGAAACGTATTCTCGCAGACCATTATGACAATTATTTAGGAAAAACGGTTGCGAATACGCGGACGATTTGTAAACACGGATACGGATACGGATACGGAAGCGGAGCTGGAGGAGCTGGAGGAGCTGGAGGAGCTGGAGGAGCTGGAGTGGATGGCTCTGGCTCCGCTCCGTATAAACCCGTGGGTGCCTATGACACAAAAGTCGCGGATAGTGCGTCCATTCGCCGGATGTCGTTTTTGGCGCACTGGGGGCCGCCGTGCGGGACGCCGTTTTTGGTCCGCGAACATATGAAGAAACATCCGGAGTGGAAAGATTGGGAGGAATATTTAGCGGATTTTCCGCGGAGGGGGTGGGTGGAGGCGTGAAAATGTTTATCATATAACTAAATAATTATTTTATAATTTAAATATATAATATGGCTGACTATACTATAAGAGTTATAAATTATCCTCAAGGGTATAAGCGCAACTTCAAAGGTGAAGAAGTGTGGGAGGGTGACAAAAATGTGGTTGAACTCTTTAACAGTAAGGAACCATACAGATTCAGAAGGGTAGCAACATACATAACTAATCGTGATAATATTGTACCATTTAATAACTTAAAAGTCTATTTAAGAAGCATAAATGCATTTGACGATGGAGCATATGAGGGAAAAACGAAAACGAGCGAGAAGCAAATAACGAAGGAACAGAAGAATGAGATAATAGAAAACGAAAAATTTGGAAAAAAATTTGTCATTCATCCAGATGGTTCATGGGAAGGCGGTTCCCGCCGTCACCGTCGCCCTTCGCGCAAATACAAGAAATCCGCCAAGCGCGTATTTAGGAAGAAATCGCGTTCTACGAGACGGCGTTGAAAAAAACGTGGTTTGAAATTGATTCTCAATATTGGAAGAATAAAATATTGAGAATATGTATAAGAGACGATAAGAAAGATGACGGACGTAAACGCAAAGGCAGTAGCAGAAGCAATAATAAACACGGCGGGACATAATCCAAAAGTTAAAGAAGAGATGAAAAATATACTGTCCGGTAATGC